ATTCCTAATAGAGTAAATATCATTAGTCAATTGTTATCGACATCGTTGTACTTACAGAACAACCAGAACCACTGCCAAAAGCGCCTGAGCAAGTATGAATCCCACTGGACAAAGACGTAATCACGCCAGAGCCTAATGTTCCTCCACTTCCTACCGTGGTAGTACCTGATAGATGTGGAAGACTAGCAATTCCTGAACTAGGAGCTACAGCACTAGGCGTAGCATCGCCATATAAAATCGACTCTGTTTTTTGAAAAGCTGAGCCTGCTGTTGTAACTGATGTATCTGTATTTACTAAGGCTGGAACGCCATTAGTCAGACTGCCAAGGTTCAATCCTCCGACTCGCCCACTAACTGCGGAGCCGTCAACGGTAATACTAGGGGTCAAATTTGTGCCGCTAATTTGATGAACAGTTGCACCCCTTGTTGTTTGGCTATAAGGCATATTCACATTGATGCTTGCAGCGGTGACAAATTTTGAAGTGATGTCGGCTTTAGCTTGTAAAGGTGCAAAAGCTAAAAGCAATAGAGGAAGTAATTTTTTCATTGGAGTTTGTCCAGGTCGTTTACTTTTTTACTTTGTTTTATTTCTTCGGCTCCAATAATTTTAATTGGGGTTTCTACACGAATAATCTGATAACCACCTGCACTTTCAATATCAGCATCTTTGTCTTTCTTTTTGCCATTGCCTTTCTGGTTAGCATCAATCCCGAATGTCGTGAGAGTTGAAACAAAAATCGAAGCTATGAACGTCGGGTCCATATCCTGTTTAGGCAGGATGCTTTCAGGTAAATCTACATACGCTAATGTCAACAGAAACCCCGACCACCCAAGGACGACCAATCTCGTAATCATTGAGATGAAAGATACCTGTTCTTCCTTATCGTCAAGACCTGCCTTAATTCTTCCTATTAATCCTTTTTTCTTTTCTGGTGGTGTTTCGGTCATATGCCGACATAGCAAATTAGTCTTAGTCTAGATTAGTTCCTCTATTCGTAAAGTGACCGAGATTACGGCAGCTATTGTTTCAGGTGCTTTTGTGTACTTTGCAATGGAAGCCAAAAAGAACTCGGAGCTTAAGCAGGAGATTTTTTTAAGACTTAATCGCTTAGAGACATCAATTGCAAGATTAGAAGAGCGTTGCCCTATGAAACCTTCTAGATGAATTTTTCTGATGTTTTAAGTAGTCCAATCTTCTGGGCTTTTTTCGCGCTTGTATCTGAATTAATTGGTGCTTCAAAACTACGTCAAAACGGAGTTGTAGCAGTTATTATGGATACTATCAAGAAGATGAAACCAAAGACTACCGACACTCCAAAATGAAGGAAATTTCAATCGAAGAAAACGCTGCCAGGAATCAATACATGGAGACCCTATATCGCCTCGACAATCGCGATGACCCTTCTCATCCTCATGCAAATACCTTCACTGGCTTGCACCAAGAAGTGCTGACTTATGAGCGATTAAAAAAAGAATTGGAAATATACGACAAATGGAAGAATCGTTATTGGCGCATTGCTAACGATTAATTTTAGGCAGAACAAAGCCCCTGTCCTAGGAGCAGAGGCGATGAACTAACGCGTTATACGAATATTAACTTATTGCGTCCTCATAGCAACCTATCTATTTTAAAAGAGCCTGCATGGCTTGATCCCCTACCAGTGAGTTGGTGCGTGCAGGCACCTCTTCAAGTATGTTTTAATATGTTTAATTAGTAAAGGGTTAACCCCTAAGCCTAAATAACAAGGTATTATATAGATGCCGAGAGGCATTACCATTCATGAGGTTTTCAAATGATTTCTCAAACAATCAACTCGAAATCTAAACTTGCCGATTACAAAAATTATCACAAGCAATCAAAGATTTATATTCAAGAGTTGGAGGCACAGCTAGAAAACAAGGCTCTAACGCTCAATGATTACAAAAGAGATTTAGGACGCCGCCTAGCTACTCACGATAAGGAATTTGCACTAGCTCTTAGAGATGCTGCACTTCTTCTAACCTCTGCCAAAAAGCAAGTAGTTGAACTCTTCCCTATTAACTAAACCACCATCCCCTCTTTTGAGGGGTTTTTTTATTCCGAGAGGTAACCATTCATGAACTCTATTAAAAAGAAATCAAAGCCAAAGTACAGAAAAGACCCTGCTCCTGAACTTGGCAAAAATGCTGCTGAATTTGCAAAGCACCTTGATATTGGTTTTGATGTCGCAGGTTTAGAAATGAGTGACTATCGAGCGCTCATTATTCAAGACGAACGATATGGACCTGGCTTTTCTATTTGCCAGCTAGATACCAACGAACATGAACCAGAGTGTTATTTTCAAACAGGCATTGCTGTTTTTGAGGATGGGATACATTGGATGGTTGACCTAATTGAAAAAGAACAAGCGCATGGGGTGTCTTTAGTATTCAATGAAGAAGTAACAGGAAGTATGGCAGCGATGATGGTTATGACTTGTATTTTGAGAGAAGAGCCTTTATACGCTCCAACTTGTCCTTGCTGCGAAGAAGAGGAGGCATAAACTTAAACCTGCCGAGGAGCAGCCGAATACAAGAGCGCGCGCGCGTAAATAAGGCGGGTCCTATGAATGGGGCTATCTATCCCTCGGCAACCACACTCCCTAATGTGTTCGCCTGTGTTACGGCATAAAAAAAGACTGCGCGTGTTAGAAGCAGTCAAAAAAAGGCCCGCGTGTGCGGGCTGTGTTGCTATTTAAGCTTCTTTAGCTTTTCATCTACTGCTCGTGATTCCTTGAGAATCAAATCAAGCTCTCGTAGCCGACGAGCATCAGACTGAGCAAGTTGTCTGAGATTCTCGCGTAGTGCGTCAGCAAGTACGCCCATGAATAAACTCCTATGTGAATGAAGGCATCGCTGCCTGCGTGTTATATAGCCCAGGTGTTAATTATTTTCGTTTAGGTTGCATGTACTATTTATAAGTATTTTCTAGTCACTGACTAGCATCTCAGGATTTGACCAATAATTATTCTGCATACTGATAAAGATTTCTGGCACATTTCGCGCACAAGCAGATGGCCTGTATTGGCACAAGCTAAAAATATTTTGTATCACCGCATTACCAAATCAGGTCAATTAGTACACACAACCTATTACCGAGAATCGCTACGTCGCAGGCAGTATGAGCAAAGAGAACACTTGATCTTGTGGAGAAGTTGAGTTTCCACAGGTGAACACTCTGGTGCTTAACAATATTACTGCCGCTATATCTCTCTAACTGTGAGCGTTACTCCTGGAGGTTCCTGGCCTTCGGTCCATCTTTTTAGAACTGACCACTGAACTATTTGTGAATCGTTCCTAGCAATACCTGCCTGTTCTATGGAATCTCCTATGCCCCTCGTTAGCTTGTCCAGGTCAGGTTTTGTTGCTTTGTGATTTGGGGCAGAAGGTCTTAATCCTTTTTTTCCAAAATGCCCCTTTGGTCTAACAAATCTAAAATTGGCAGATACAAATAGAGGAGCGCTTTGGTCCCAATTGTCTGGGCATTCATCAGCCAAAGCAATAATGACTTTTGAACGCCACTCTTTTAGCAACGCATCATTGCTATATCTCAAACCACCAAACCGAGGATTACCAACTAAGGAACCTTGAGGGATGGGCGCTCCGATAACTTCAATTTTGATTTCTCTTGTTCCTTCCATTTAGTAACTAATAATTCCAGTTCCTTAATACGCAATTGAGCGTGTTGGATTTTTTCTTCAAGTCTCACTTTTAGCAAGACGAATTTCCCAGGTGTAAATCGTAGGTTTTGCAATTGCGATGTCGTCTTCTATTTCCATCGCTTTTCTTTTATTCAGTTCCACTTTTAATTGATCAACCATTTCTGAGAACTCATATCGTTGAGGACATTTTTTCCTAGTAACGGTCACCCCTTCTTCTGAGTGCTTTTCTTTGATATTTCCCTTTTCATAATGCTCATCAATTTCTTCTTTTAAAAGATAGAGTCGTGCATTTCGTTCGTTGATCTCTTCCTTTAATTTCTTTATTTCTTGAAAGACGCGAGGTAAAGGATTCATAAGAACTTTTTGTTTGATTTGATCAAATTCGGATTCAATAGAGTGGGTCATCAAATTCGTTATATGGGACAGGTGGTAATGGTTTTGCTATAAAGCAATTTTCTAAATGGTTCACTAAGTTGGCTTGAACGAATGGATCGTCAAATAGAGCCATCCATACTTTTAAGTTTTCAGCCTCTTCTTCTGGGGTTTCTTCGTAAATGAAGTAAGTATCAGATTCAATATCTTTGGAGATGCTGGGAGACCGAATAAACGAAATCGGCTCTTTGTGTTTCTGCGTTTTGCGTAGCAATAGCAGCAATAGACGATGAAGAAGTTTCATGGACATCACCAAGGGAACGGAGATCAGAAGCCAGATAGGAAGAAAACAAAACAAAAGGAGTGCCGATAATGGCGAACGCGACTGTCTTCTTGAGTTCTTGCATTTCATAAGATTGCAGGTGTGTGAATCATGCCTTAAGGGTTAACCCTTGGCAAGCCTACGCAGCAATAGCAGGGTTAAATAATAAAGAACGCCATACTCTTACATCACCAGCATGGCGAGAGGAGCGAGAACTTTGCATTGTTTGGTTTGTTTTTTCGATCCATCCTTCTCTAGCTGCTTTTAAGAATATTGGCCCTAATGCTCTGTTGTCATGAGTCTCTATTCCTAATAGATCCAATCCATCCCAGACATCATTTGCCGTAATAAATTCCTTATGCCTTGCGTGGTTCACTAGTGCTTTGAAAGCTACGCGGCGAAAGTCCTCGTTGGCGTTTTTATCAACGCGGTCCATTGCTTCCTCTTTTTTGATTTGAGGCGAAAATAAATCTGTTTGATGCATTTTAAATTTGGGGTTGATTTGCAAAGAAGGCTTCTCGTTTCTTTTCATATTCAGCAATGCAGTCATGGGTTTTATAACTACTGGTGAAGGTTTGATTTGGTTTAGACCAAACTGCAAAGCACTTAGTAATTGGAATATCAGGGTGGCAATGATTAAGAAGAGAAAGGTATCCACCAAGTTGGGAACTAATGTCTCGTTTCCTACCAGAAGCGCTGAGTGTTTTTAAATCAGCTAAGGCATAGTTTCCTGATTCCTTATGACGTAAAACACAATCAGCAGAGCCAGCTATACCGCCAGGAAAAGTTAAATCAACCATTCTGTGTTCACACGCGACGGCTTCCCATCTATTCCAGAAGTCATAGGACAGGAGGGGATCGACCCAATCTTTGTAATTTCCTGGATCGAGTGGTTTTTGCTTTAACAAAAAAGCTTCTAAACAGGCATGGACATGATTGCCTCTTGGTTCCCATTCAGAACGCGTCCTCTCGTGCGCTTCCTTCGTCTTCTGATCCCTCGTGTCGATCACTTGGGAGATTGAATACTTGACCCATTTCTGATTCAGGCGGTAACGGTGAATCGATGGATAAAATTGCAGGTCCTTCATCGGACTCCAATGGATGTTCTCTGTCATAAGTAGAAGTAGCAAAAAAGGACGAACAAGGGCGCAGGTCAATATCCCAACGCAGGTTTTTAAATTGAACGTTGGGGCTGCCTAATTTCGCAATCGTGATCGCGTGAGGATTAGACCCCTCATGAACGACATATCCGTTAAGCCATTTATCTTTGACCTTTCTCTCAACAGGGGTTCCTTTTAGGGGTGTGATTAACCCCCCTCCCTGTGATACCTGTATATAAGATGACAAACGTGATAAACCCTTTAATTCATGCGCGCGCGAGGGTTTGTCACCCTTAGTGACGTTTATCACGGGGTCTGGGGGGAGGCTACCTATTGGTTGAAATAAAGCTGCTGGTCGTCCTCCATCTAACGTCGCTCCAACTTCTCCAGATTTATAAATCAAACCTTTCTTTGTTAATTGAGCTAGGCAGCGATGAGCCTTATTCCGTTCAATATTTAATCGATTCATTATCTCTGCTGCTGTTACAGGAAATTCTCCTTGGTCCCATCTTTCTTGAATGAAATCAAATGCATCGGCTTGTCGTCCCTGTAAATCTAGTTCTGCATCTGCTCGCGCTTCCTGGGCCATTGCTTCTGCTCCATCACCATGACTAATCCATCCATCGTCTTTTAATTCAGCAACCATTGTTGTTCCTTTTGCTCGGCCTTGCGT